TAATCTTCGCGAAAAAGAATCAGAGTTCTGTGGACTTTCTGGAAAAATGTGGGAGAAAAATGATGACTAAGGTAACAGTTGAACTTGAAGCAGAACAAATCTATGCCATCATTCTTCAAGAGATGAAGTGGCAGTATGAATATTGCCTAGATGAAATCGAAAAGTTGAAATCTCTTGGTGATGAGATTCGTGAATTTCAGAAAGAAGATTTGGCTTCTCATGAAAAAACTCGTGATGCAGCCGAGTATATGATCAGGTATTATTCTGTTTATGAAGAAGCTGAAGCATATTTTAAGTCTTTTGAAGATGATACTGTAAATACAGATCATGATTAATTCAATAGAAGTAACAAAACCAGATTACGAATATCTTTCAGGTATATCCAAATATCTGAAAGATGTATATATAACTATGTTGCCAGATGGTGTTGATGACGTTATCAAATACGTTGATCTCGCCAAGCAATGTAATCTAAATCCTATTCCTCATATCTCTGTTCGTAACATTGAGAATTATGAACATCTCAATCGCATTCTCGGTCTTTGTGATGTAGAAGATATTCTTCTTATTGGTGGTGACAGAGAATGGGGTATTGGTAAACTACAAAATGTTATTGATGTTATAGAATCAAATATCTTTGATAACAGTTCTATTAAACGAGTTGGTATTGCTGGATTTCCAGAATCTAATGATTTCTCATCAGAACAAATTATGTATGATAAAATCAATGCTCTAAAAGATAAAGGCATTGAACCATATATTGTAACACAGTTTTGTTTTGATAATGAAGTTATTGAGAACTGGGTCTTGAAGGTTCGTAGTAAGACTGATTGTAAGATAAAGATTGGTATTGCTGGCCCAATGAATATACTATCACTGATCAATCTGGCATTGAAGTGTGGTGTTGGAAATAGTATTCGCACTTTGAATAGAACTGGATCGTTGATAACCGAATCAATGAAGTCGTATGATCCAAAGAATTTACTTGACAAATTAGAAAAAGTGGTAGATAATAATACTTCACTTCATCTATTTGCAGTAGGTGGAAAGAAGAAAACTCTGAAATGGTTAGGGGAATCAATATGATTGATATGGAAAAGTATGCACAGTTCGTTGATGGTGTGACTAGTCAGCCAAGCAAAACTCTAAATCATTTTGTGCATATTATCACAGAACTGAATAACCGCCATGACGGTGCTACGTTTAATGTTCCGCAACTTCTTACTGCAATGATTGGTCTGACTAGTGAAGCGGGAGAAGCGCAAGAAATCGTGAAGAAGATTCTGTTTCAAGGCAAGCCATTCACAGAAGAAACGCGCGAGCATCTGAAGAAAGAACTTGGTGACGTTATTTGGTATTGGGCGAATGCTTGTAATGCGCTTGGCATTAGTCCGAATGAAGTGATCGCACAGAACGTATCCAAGTTGGAAGCACGTTATCCTGGCGGCAAATTTGATCCATTCTACTCTGAGAATCGTAAAGAAGGTGATATCTAATGGGCAAGATTGTTATGGTTGACTGCCTCTCGCAGTTTCGTATTCGTTATGCTGTAGAAATCGGTGATGACGATCCACCAGATTATGCAGTCGATGAAGTGATATTGCGAGAATGGGATACGGAAAACTTTCATGAGTTTTCGCAAGAACATCTCGAACCCATGCCAATCATCTCATATAGAGTCGTTGATCGCGACGAATATATAGCAATGTTCGATAAAGATAATGATTATCTGAAGAAATGGGATAACGATAAGAAGTTTGAATTCGTTAATAAGTTGGAGAAAATTGATGCAGATTCATAGAGGATTTAATAGGGACACGTTTGAGCCTTATATTGTAATCACAAACTCTTTTCGTTCGTATTATAATAAACGAAAAGGGATCATCTATACTTACCACCAAATGATAAATGACTACTTATCAGGTAAGCATAGACCATGGTTAAAATTGCTAGGAGAAAAGTGATGCAGAAAGCACTGGCTGAGATTGTCGATGAGATCGAAAATCAGAAGAGCCGCAACAAGCAGACCGAACTACTCAAGAAGTATTCTAGCAAAGAACTCAAGGCAGTTATCGGTTATGGTATGGACCCAGACCTCAAATGGCTGTTGCCCGAAACAGATCCACCATACGTTCCTCTGAAAGACGGAAGCGATCAGGAAGGTCGGTTTTATACTGAAACTGGTAAGCTGATCTATTTTGTTAACAGCCCTGAAGGAAATAATGTTCGTCCCGTTCGTCGTGAACAGCTATTCATTCAGGTTTTGGAAAGTATTGATCCTCGTGATGCTAAGTTGCTTCTTCGTATGAAGAATAAGAAACTAAAGATCAAGATGGATGCGGTCAAGGAAGCATTTCCCAATCTCGTGAAGGACTGGAACATCTAATGAAAACTGCGTTCATCATTGGAAACGGCGAAACTCGTCGGGGATTTGATTTAACACGCCTGAAACCATACGGAACTATCTTTGGTTGTAATGCGCTCTATCGCGACTACTATCCAGAGTTCGTTGTTCCTGATTATCTTGTTGCTATCGACGACGGAATCATCGGCGAGATCGAACAGCAGCAAGAGTTCCCTTCTCAGCGAGTTATCTTTCCTCCAGTAGATGAACGCTGGGAACCAGCCGAATGTAATCGCGCTCGTCCTCGTAGTAATGCGGGAATGAATGCTATGCGCGAAGCAATCAAGATGGGATATGACCAACTCATCTGCCTTGGTTTCGATTTCCTAGTTCAGGACGAAAAATATAACACTTCCAATATGTACGACGGAACTAGAAACTATGGACCAGAAACTCGTGCAAATGCCAACGATAATCCAGGAAGATACAATTATCTCAATTGGCTAGTCGCCAAGAATCCAGATGTTGTTTTTATTTTTATTTTTCCAGAAGACTTGACAAATGGCAAAATTTACGCTAATATATCAGGATCAAATGTATATGTGAACAATTATGAAAATCTTAAGAAGCATACATAGTGATATAGATTTTCGTAGGAGGATATAATGGTAAAAAAGATTTATCTGGAAACATCAAATAAAAATCAAATGGATTACGTTCTAGGCAAGTTTCTAGACGATGATTGTTATGACACATTGCTCACAGAAGATGCAGACGTTTATGAACCGCTGACTCCATTGCAAATAATGAATGGCGAAACTCATTCTGAAAAGAATATCCTGTTGAAGTTTCGCAAGAACGTTTTTCCAAAAGAAATGACCGATCATGCTTATAAGGTATTGCGTGACGGTGCAACTATGTCTGATAATCGCGGTCTTGCTGCTGGCATCGAGCGCAACGAAGAACGTCAGCTTTTGCCAGACGGTAAACTTGGCGGTCGTATATGGGTAACTAAACAACAGAAAGCTGTCGTCGAATATCTTATTGCTGATTCGCCAAAAGATATTGATGGTAATGATCAGCTGTCAAAGATTTATGAAACAACATCAACCAAACCTCTTGAAAATCGTGGAACTGGTAAAGACGTATGGGGTATCAAAGAACGAGTCAAGAGTGGCGCTATTTGGATAGTGGAAAGAACAAAAGACTTTGACTTTGATGTATGGTATCAGAAAGTCCTTCCTATGAATTGGAAGGATAGAAAGGATGAGGCTCTTCGAGTCTTTCATGATTTGATTTCTGCATCTTCATATGGTCAGGGAGTTCGTTCTGGCGTTGCTGGATTCTTTGATCGCTATCCACGGATTCCGTTCTGCCGCGAATCTGGTAATGTTGATGCTAAAGAAGGTAACTTCAAATATCGTGAAGCTGTTCCTTTGTTCGATGCTGCCAGCGAAATCTATAAGAAAGAATTACCTATACGCTGGCAAGGTCAAATGGATGAAGCAAACAATATCGATCAGGCTTACAAGATCGGGAACACACCATATACAACTCTAACGATTAATCGTGACTTCCGCACCGCAGCTCACCGTGACGTTGGCGACCTATGCGAAAGCGGCGATGAGGTAGAATCGCCTCGCGGATTTTCTAATCTACTTGTTCTTGATAATGGTAAGAAGTATGACGGCTTCTATCTATGTTTCCCTGAGTATCGTGTAGCAGCAGATATTCGTGCTGGCGATTTGATTATGATGAACGCTCATCGCATACATAGCAACACTCCTTCTAAAGATTATGAAGAAGGATTTGAGCGTATGAGTATCGTTATGTATTATCGCACTGAAATGAGCAGCTGCGGCACAAAACCATACGAAGAACTCCGTAGGCAGTTTGTTTATGCTCGGCGCGATAATCCTGAACATCCTGGTCATTGGAATGAAGACGGGTCTAAGCGACATAAGTGGAACGGCATTTCACCAGGAATGTTTGAAAGCGAAGAATGGGGAAACTATCTCAAAATCAATGGACTCCATAGTGAGGGCGATGAAATTCTAAATAGGCTTGGTAAAGGTGAAGTAAAAGGTCTAGAAGCATTTCTTTGAGAGGTCATAATGTATTGTGTGATTCCTGCGGCGGGACGTGGCGTTCGTTTCAACGAACTTGGTAAACATTATCCAAAGTGCGTCCTGCCGTATAAAGAAATACCAATCATTGTTCACAACATTAAACTCGCGCTCGAGGCAGGAGCGCGAGAAGTTTGCATTGTTGTTGGTCATCAGGCAGATAAGATTCGTGAGATCGTTGGAATGTACTTTCCCAACGATGATAGGATTCATTTCGCTGACTATATGGAAGTAGATGGTAAGGGTGGTCCAGGTGTTTCTATCTACTGTGGAACTGCTCGTGCTGCAAACGAACCAATCCTAGTTCTGTTGAGTGATATCGTAATCAACTCAACGATTCCTACTCCTGATGTTTCCTGGATTAGCACACAACGTGTTGATGATTGGGAACGCTGGTGCATGGCGGAAACTAACGGTGATCGTATTGTTGCTTTTCACGATAAACCAAAAGATCAGCCGCCAACCAATCAAGCAGTAAGTGGTATCTATTACTTTACCAATGGTAATCTATTCGAAGATTGTTTGTCCAAAGCAATCGAAGATACGACCGAAGGTGAGGTGCAAATATCTTATGCGATGAACCACTACATGCAATACGAGCCATTGAAAACGATGGATATCGTAATCACAGACTTTGGTACATTGCAGGAATATCTGCAGAATCGTGGCATTAGTAACTCACGCGACTTCAATGATGTGTATCCCATAAAGCATTCATTGATTATTAAGAAGTCTGAAAAGAATCCAGAGAAGATTCATGCTGAGGTCAACTGGTATGAGAATCTACCAACTCATATCAAGATGCTGACACCAAGAATCTTTGATAGAGATTTGTATGATGACGTTCCTTCCTATACGATGGAACGAATCGACAGCCCAACGCTGCGTGAACTATATCTTTATCTAGAATCTGATCCTATGTTCTGGAAGGACGTATATAATAAGTTGTTCGATTTGGTCGAAGATTTCAGTCAATACACGAAGCCTGGAACTCCCAAGTTCTTTGGTAATCTAGATAAGAAGAATCGTCAAAGAGTCGAACTGCTTGATTTCGATACAGCCGATGCCGAATACTTCTGCGACGTATTCACTGGACTAGATATGGGAAATGAGTTCGACGTATTCGATGATTCGATATTCCACGGCGATCTTTGCTTCTCAAATATCTTTTATCATCCAGGATCAAAGCAAATGAAGTTGATCGATCCTCGCGGTGACGCCTATGGCAACGTGCTGTATGATCTCGCCAAGATCACACATTCGGCATATTATCCCTACGATTATATCGACGCCGAACTTTATCTAAATAAGAATGGCGAAACAATCTTCTTTGATGCGGGCAAGCAAAAAGCCAGAGAAACATACAAAGAACTTTTCATCGAACGTTTCGATGAAGATATCTGGAACAAAACTTTGTTCTTGACAGCGTCGCTATTTTTGACTATGATACCTTTACATACTCACAGCAAAATCAATCAAAGGTTATTTTATGAGATCTTTCGTAAAGCGGCAACAGAGTCAGGTTTCATGGGAACGTTCCCTCGTCGTTGATTTAGACGAAACAATATGCGTTAGTGACGGAAACGAAAAGAATCCTGTAATAAAGTATTACAACGCAACTCCTATTCAACCAATCATTGATAAACTCAGGCAATATCACGAAGATGGATGGTATATCACTATCCATACTGCTCGTCACATGGTGACATGTAATAATGATGCAGATATTGCGTATGGTGTTCTTGGTCCTATTACTGCCGATTGGTTACAGCGCCACAACGTTCCGTTTGATCAGCTTGTGTTTGGTAAACCATACGGAAAATATTACATCGACGATAAGGCAATGTTGCCAGAGGAGTTCTTGATATGAAAGATACCAAGATTATCATTACGACGTTCATGCGTGAAAATATGCAAAAGGCAATCTTTCAGATTCCCAATGAACTTCGTGAAGTGACGTATATGTTTACTCGTGAAGATCGTGTTGATGAGTTGCGCAAGTATATTCCTAAAGACGTTAAGATTGTTGCTAATCCAATGGATATTAATGGTATCGCAGATATCCGTCAGCGTTGTATTG